GCTCTACTTCAGCAGGATATGTAGAGTTTTATGAAGATAGTGATAATGGTACAAATAAGGTTACACTTATAGGTCCTTCATCTACTTCAGATATTACATTGACACTACCAAGTACAGCAGGTACAGTTGCTACAACTGCCACAGCTTTAGATGATAGTGTAGCAATGGCGATTGCACTTGGATAATATAATAAATACTTGACAAACAGGTATATTTAGTGTATAATTAGATAAAATAGGAGAAAAAAAATGGCAGATGACGCTACAGTAACGATTCAGGCAACTATACTACCTGATGAAATTGCTAAAACAATATCAGGGAGCATGACAGTCACACCTGACGATGCAAATGATAAATGGTACTACAAATTAACGTCTTGTACAGCAACAAGTACAGATTTAATTGCAGGAAGTTTTTTAGATTACACGGCTGTTGATGATGATACTGCTCCAACAGCAATAACCACAAGCGATAAAGTAAAGTTTCTTTTTGTTAAGAACACTAGTACAGGGGATGGAGTATATCTTGTATTTGATGGAGGTACTGCTGCTAATGATGTTGCAGATGGTGTATTTATTGGTCCTTCCCAGACATGGTTTGGAAGATTACCTAATACAACCGTTGCAAATTTACACGCTATATCATCTGATATAGGAGATACAGGTGATGATGTAGTACTTTTAATAGTGGCAGCACTCATAGATGATGTAGCATAGGAGTAACTAATGGCTAATACATTTTTAAACGCTGTATTTGATGGAAGTAACACACCTGCTAGTACTGGAATGAATATATACACAGCAGGTTCATCCGTAACAGCAACGGTTATAATTGGGTTAACTCTAGCTAATACATCTTCAAGTCAAATAACTGCTGATATTGTATTGAATGCAGGTGGAACAGTGTATTTAGCCAAAAGCATTCCAATCCCTACAGGTTCCAGTTTTGAGTATATGGGGGGCAATAAAGTCGTACTGGAAGCAGGGCATACAATAACAGTTAAGTCCAGTACAGCGAGTAGTTTGGATACAGTATTGAGTTATATGGAGATAACCTAATATGGCATATATAGGTAACGAACCAACAAGCAATTTTGCTTCAGTCACTAAAGACCTGTTTAGTGGTGATGGAAGTACAGTAGCTTTTACGTTGTCCAAAGTTGCGACAACCAATGGGGTTGCAGTCTTTGTAGAAAATGTAAGGCAAGAACCTACAATAGCGTATGCTGTTAGTGGTACAACCTTAACCTTTACTGCAGCACCTGTAACAAGTAGTGGAAATAATATCTACGTGTTGCATCACAACGCAGTTGCAAGTACAGCAACACATCCTGCAGCACAGGACTTGACTGCTGTTAATGGAACAATGACAGGAACATTAGCTGTAACAGGCACAAGTACATTAACAGGTGCAGTATCCACAGGTGGAGCATTAACTGTAGCTAATGGTTTAACTCTAACCGATGGTGATGTTACAGTAGCAAGTGGTCATGGAATTAGTTTTGCAGCTACAAGTGATGCAGGTGGTATGACTTCAGAATTGTTAGCCGACTATGAGGAAGGAACTTGGACAATCGCAATGACAGCAGCTACTTCTGGAACAATAACTTTAAATGGCAGTTTCAATACAGGTTATTATACAAAAATAGGGGATACTGTAACTGCCTATGGTCATCCGAAAATAAGTTCTGTTTCAAGTCCAAATGGGAATACTCTACTTTCTTTACCATTTACATCAAAAAATGAAGATCAATCAACTGCTGTAGGAGCTATGCTTGAAGCTGGGGTAACATATCAATCAAACCAAACAGGTGGATTTTTGGTATTGAATGCTATTAATACAGCAACCATGACAATTTTGTATAATACAGATGGAGATTTTTTTGGTTTACAAGCACAAAGTGGAGGATTGGGTGCAAACGATCAACTTCGTTTTAGCATAACATATAAAGTAGAATAACAAAGGAATAGAGGAAATTAAATGCCCTACATAGGAAAATCACCACATTTCGGAGTACGTAACCGATTTATCTATACTGCTAGTGCAGATGCCACTTCTATAAGTGGAGCAGATGCCAATGGTGCTACTCTAACATTTACAGATGGAGCTTATGTAGATGTATATCTTAATGGAATTTTATTAAAAGCTGGCACAGATTATGTTACGACAACTGCCAACACTATAGGAAGCCTTTCGGCATTGGCTTCCAACGATGAAGTTGTTGTCATTGTGTATGATGTGTTTAGTGTAAGTGATACAGTGAGTGCAACGAGTGGGGGAACGTTTGTAGGTAATGTTACACATAGTGGTACAGTTACTGTTGATGACACTACTGATGCAACTTCTACTACTACTGGCTCTATACAAACTGATGGTGGTTTAGGTGTTGCAAAAGATGTAGTTATTGGTGATGATTTATCACTAAAGTCAGATAGTGCTGTATTAAATTTTGGTGCAGATAATGATGTAACAGTTACCCATGTAGCTGATAAGGGTTTAATTGTAACTTCTGGTTCAAGTGGTGCTACTGCAGATACTAATGTTGATGAATTAGTTGTTCAAGGAAGTGGCAGAAGTGGAATAAGTATTTTAACACCAGATGCGAATGATGGACAGCTAGTCTTTGGTAGTCCATCAGATAGTATTGGTGCTTTTATAAGTTATAAACACGCTACTACTACAATGGGAATAGGAACAAGTTTAGCTAATGGTTTATTGACATTTAATACGGCTGATGGTTCAGAAAGAATGAGAATTAATGCAGATGGCAGAGTTGGTATAGGCGATACTGGACAATCGAATACAATGACAACCATAACGGAAAATTCAGATACTGATATTACTGGATTAAAAGTTACTACTGGTGCTACATCTTATGATGGAATAACTCTTTGGTGTGTTCAAGGAGATACATCTAGTACTTTAGCTTCTGGAATATTATTTGGAGGGTACTCAAATTCTGCACACAAATTTTTTGTTAGAGGTGATGGAGATATAGAAACTGCAGGTTCTACTACAGTGTCTGGCATTTCCGATATTAATTTTAAAGAAAATGTAGTTGATGCTAATTCTCAATGGGATGACATTAAAGCATTAAAAGTAAGAAACTATAGTTGGAAAGAAGATAAATTAGATAAGGCAGATAAAATAGGTCTTATTGCTCAAGAAGCTGAATTAGTAAGTCCTAATTTAGTTTTTACAAGAGATAAAAGAAATGCCATCCAGTACATAAAAGACGAAAATGGCAATGATATAGAGAATCCTGATTTTGGTAAAAAGATAGATGGAGAAACTTATAAAACTTTAAAATATTCTGTACTTTATACAAAAGCAGTCAAAGCCTTACAAGAAGCAATGGCACGAATAGAAACATTAGAAGCTAAAGTCACAGCGTTGGAGGATGCAGACTAGTGACAACTATGACCAAGATAGTTGAGGATTGGTCACATGCGATTGATTCATTTAAGGTTATACCCAGAGCATTAATTCTTCTTTATATGTATTTAACTTACTCGACTGTGTTCTGGTATATGGGGTTAGAGAATCCTACCTTACAGCAGTCAGGGATGGTTAGTGTGTTGACGTCGGCACAAGCTGTAGCTTTGGGATTGTTCATGGGGAAGTCTAGTTGATATGGGTATTGATAATTTTTCTTTCAGGAACGGTTCAGGAAAGTGTCTACTTCAGTGATATGGACACGTGTCTTAGATACGCTTACAAGATCGGTGCGCAAAACTGGTCGCAGTCCTTGGCTGGCGATAAGATCTGGGTCAAAGCCTATTGCATTCCTCAAACGACTGATGAAGATAAAGACAATTAAAGAAGTAAAATATTTTAAAGGTAAGAAATAATGTTTGGATTTATAGGACAACTGATAGGTCCAGTATCTAGTTTAGCTGGTACATGGATGCAAGGTAAAGTTGATAAAGCCAAAGCAGAAACAGATGTCAAGGTAGCCAGAGCTAAAGCTGAAGCCAAGGTTTATGAAACCGAAGCAACCAGTTCCATGTTGATGGAACAAAACCTAACTAATCAAATGGCTGGGAGTTGGAAGGATGAGTTCTGGACTATTATTTTTGGTGGCATTCTTGTGGCTTGTTTTCTTCCTTATACTCAACCTTATGTAAAGGAAGGGTTTGATTTCCTAAATGCTAATACTCCCTCCTGGTTCTCAACTTGTTTATATATTTGTATTGGGAGTTCATTCGGTTATCGCTTTGGTAAAACTGGATTGCAACTAATGAATAAGAAGTGATGGACTTGGTACATATTATTGATGGATTAATTGCTTTGGTTGTTATGGGTGGTGGATGGTTTCTAGGATCTCAGGCAAGGGAAGTAAAAAGAATAGACATATTACTGAACAAGACCAGAGAAGATTATGCCAAGAGAGATGATGTAACAGTATCGATCAATCGATTAGAAGAAAAAATTGATAGAGTATTGGAAAAGATGAAATGAATGATTGTGATCTTGATGAGCAATTAGGAAAATTAATTTATACAGGAACTTTTTTTGGAGAAGATGAAATGAATATTAATCAATTAAGAGAAGAGATAGCACTCGACGAAGGAAAATCTTTAGAGATCTATAATGATCATCTTGGTTATCGTACATGTGGAATCGGACATTGGATAGTTACTACCGATGATGAGTGGGTAATGGATGTTGGTGAAACAATATCCCATGAAAGATGCGATCAATTATTCGAACAAGATATTCAGATAACGATTGATGATTGTAAAAAGGTTTATAAAGATTGGGATGCACTTCCAGAAGAAGTAAAAAGGATATCTGCAAACATGATGTTCAATCTCGGTCGACCTCGCTATAAAAAATTCAAGAAAATGATACAAGCTATCAAGGATGGGGATTGGTTTGAAGCATCAGTCCAGATGACTCAATCGAAATGGTACAAGCAAGTGCCAAATCGTGCTAGGAGACTCGTTGAACGTATGAGGTCAGTTTCCTAGCTACAATCACACACGGAGGGTTTGTTTCACCCCTCTGAGAGTCCTTATAACGAGCCGTTTTTCTTGATATTCTCTGAAATAACAGCCTGACCCAACACTCCAGCATAACCAGCGACGTCGACAATAGAATCAAGGTGATTTGGGTTCTCAATCAGTCTTGAAATCTTCAATCCCATCAGAATAACACCAGCTTGTTGAGTGGTAACTGTGTATCCAAGTATCAAAGATGTGATCTTGGCAAATCTTTGTAACATTTCTTGTGGTTCACCATAATGATTTTGTCTGTCGTCGACGGCATCTTGTGCTTGTTGCAATATTTCTTTAGCTTTCATAATTTTTCACCAGTATTTTTTGATTAATTTATTGGTGTGATTAGGCTATCACTTTTAATAATCATATTATCTTTAACAAATCTTTTTTTATTTAAATAACAATCCCATACTCTTGTTAAAATTATTGAATAGTGATGAGATGATAAAGGAATCCTATCCATTTTCATTGTTTGTATTGCAGACAATGCTTGTCTAATTGGTGATAAAGCACCCAATGTTGAATATATATCTAAGTCATCAATAAACTTAGACATGACTTTATCGTGTCCCTTTTGATTAGCAATGTAATGTAAGGTAGCCAAATGAGATAATGGATATTTATTTTTTAATCTTCTGCCTACTTTAACTGATTCTTCTAGTAACTTAATATCAGTATCATTTTCGTAGATTGCTTGTAAGTCTTTATTCTGAAGAGTACAAGATCTAGTACTTGATTTACCTTCTTCCCAAGCATTTATTAATCGCAGAACATTAGGAACTTTATCGTAATAACGAATACCCATTATTTTAAATACATCACCAGCATTTCTGCTTACACCAGTATCTAAGTTAAGAAAAAACTTAGGGTCTAAACCAAAATGAACGCAACTTTCAAAAGATTGCTTTGCTTGCATACAAGCCTTTAATCTATTTTGCCCATCTTTTAAAAGACCATCATATCCAAACTTTATACTTTCTCCATTAAGTTCCCAATTATTATTATACATACTTTGTTTATATAATTTAATTTTTGTTGGCTTATCATTTCTATTCCCAATATTTAAATTAGTTAAAATATGCTCTGCTAGGTCTGGAGTAAATTTAAATATCGTGTGAGTTAATGACTTACTTTTTAAAAACTCATTAAATAGTTTTAAGCTTTTGAAGCTAATATTTATCATTTTTGTTTCCTTTTAATTGTTGATATTGGTTTGTAATTATTCCATCTCTTTGCGATAAAATATGTGGTCGTTAATTCTAACTGTCTGCGTAAACATTTGACTCCAAGAAGGCATGACATAATGTGCATGGTAATGTGTTGCACCATCAGTAAGGTCAATCATGTTGAGTGTTCCCTCTAATAATCCCCAGGATATTTCTTCTGCCCATTCATAGGCTTTAGGATCATCTATATTCTCTGTTTTTTGATCGCACCAAAAGCTGAACTGACATTGGTCAGGGATTGGTATTTCAGGATTCCAACTGTAGTAGTATCCTTCTTTAACTACATCGCATACTGTGTTTGGATATCGATGGTCGTTAACTCTAGTCATGATAACCTGACCTACAGCGATCTGACCAACTGTAGGTTCACCTCTGGCTTCAAAATAAATAGCTGTTGCCAAGCAAACAAGTTCTGCAATCATTTTAATTTCCTTATAAGAATGATGTTTAGTATTAAAGAAAGAACGAGAAGGATTGGAAGGATAAATACAAACAGATAAATGTTTATCTCTTCATAACTGATGCCAAGTATAAATGCCCAATAAAGTAATAGATTAACGCACCAATCATAGAGTGTATCTATCCAGTAGATACCAGTGTCAGCAAATTTATTCATATCTTTTATCCTTTGATACTCTGTTCATTATTTTTTTACGGCTTCTTCTTCTTGATCTGTCAAATAGATCTAGATCTTCTTTTGGCTTGAGAGTTCCGTTGCCGTAATGTGAGTCTGCTCTAAATACAAATGTTTCTTTTGGATAGTATTTCCCATGACTGTCAAAGCTTTCAGCTTTGGGGTCGTCGACAAATCTTTGATGCATTTGTGTATGTAATTTTGTGGATGGATTGGTCATATATAACCTCACTATGCATTAATGCATTATTGTAATTAAAAAAAATAAAAGAAAAAAGGGGGAAAGGTATTCTATTATCCCCCATAAATAATCTTTAGAATTATTTTTGGTCTGTTTTCTCCTCTATAAATTTATCAACTGTATAAGGTGTAAGAAATTTTACACCAGAAATTGT